AATTAAGAATCAGATCGAAGGCTTAATGAACGATCTAATCGCAAAACGTGGTATCTACGATTATCTAGTTGTGTGTGATGAATCAAATAACACAGCAGCACGAATTGATCGTAATGAACTATACGTTGACATTGCTATTGAACCAGTTAAGGCTGTGGAATACGTTTACATTCCAGTACGTATTAAGAACACTGGCTCAATCGCAGCAGGTTTATAATAGAATAAACTATTATAATAATTTAAGGGGGTCAATTAAGACCCCCTTTTTTTGACTCCGGGTTCTGGATAAATAATAGCATATACTTTAATTAGGAGAAACAAAAATGGCGGTTTCATCATTAACTAGAATGACAGTACCTTTAGCGAGTGACCAATCAAGCTCGACTCAAGGTCTATTAATGCCAAAGCTAAAATATCGCTTTCGCATTATTTTTGAAAACTTTGGTGTAAGCACACCACGTACAGAACTAACCAAACAAGTAATTGACTTTGCTCGCCCAAGCGTAAGTTTTGATGATATGACAATTGATATCTATAACTCAAAAGTACGTTTAGCTGGCAAGCATACTTGGGATGACACTACAGTTAACTTACGTGACGATGCTGCAGGTAATGTTAGTAAGCTAGTTGGCGAACAACTACAAAAGCAATTTGACTTTATGGAAATGAGTTCAGCAAGTTCTGGTATTGACTACAAGTTTATTACACGTTGCGAAATCTTAGATGGCGGCAATGGCGCAAATGAACCGACTGTACTAGAGACTTGGGAACTTTACGGTTGTTATTTAACCAGTGTTAACTACAACGATTTAGCATATAGCGATAGTGCTCCTGTTACTATGGGATTAAACATTCGCTTTGATAATGCATTACAAACTCCTCTTGATTCAGGCGTTGGTACAGCGATAGGACGTACACTAGGTTCAGTAGTAACTGGCTAATAAGCAATGGGATTTGGTAGCACACTTAGTAATTTACTAAGTGGTTTTGGCGATGGTCTTACACAAGGACTGTTTGGCAGCGACTACTTAAAGGATTACAAACACGCAAGCAAAACGTTCTTATCGGACGGATATGCGCTTGCACCGCAAACCAAATACCTATTCCATGTTTATTTTACAATAAACACTGATGTGATTCCTGGTTTAGCTCAAGCACTAGGAACCTCGGCAACTGATAGGGCTACTATCGGCATGATGGTCAAAACCGCCGACCTTCCGCGGTTCAATATTGATGTTGCTGAGCTGAACCAGTACAATCGCAAACGTTACGTACAAACTAAGTTAAATTACGAGCCTGTTAATATTTCTTTTCACGACGACGGTAGTGATTTAACTCGCAGCATGTGGTATAACTATTATACCTATTATTTTTCTGATGCAAAACACAGCTACGATGGAGTTGGCACTGACACAAGTACTGGTTTGGGCAACGGTATATTTGATTATAATCGCAGAGATATTTACGATAATTTGCGCAATGTAAACGAATGGGGATATCAAGGAACTGGACCAACTGATTACAAACCAAATTTCTTCAAGGACATTAAAATTTATGGACTTAATAGAGGAAACTTTGTACAGTATACATTAATAAATCCAATGATCACTAATTGGGCGCATGATCAGTTTGACTACAGTCAAGGTGGCGGCACAATGACTAATCAAATGACCATTAAATACGAAACTGTCAAATATCAACGCGGTCAAGTTAAAGGTGGAGCAGTGCGTGGATTTGGTGAAGGTTCTATGTATGATACTGAACCGAGTAAATTATCTAAACCAGGCAGCACAGAAACTATTTTTGGCGCAGGCGGATTATTGGATGCTGGTGCAGATGTTATCAGCGACCTACAAAATGGAAATGTTCTTGGAGCATTGCTAACTGCTGGAACAGCTTATAACACATATAAAGATTCTGACCTTGGCAGCATGCTTGCTGAAGAAGGTGTTGGCCAATTAGCATTGGCAACTACAGCAGTATTAACTAATCAAAATGTACAAAATTCAATTAGTAATTTTATTTTTCCCAAAGCCGAAGGCGCAACTAATAATTTACCACTAGGGTCTGGAACTACAGTAAGTAATAGTGGATTTACTAGTGCAACAAACTGGACTAACCCAAACACAGGTTCAACGTTTGTTAGCACATCTGCATCATCAGCAGCAACTAATCCAATAGCTAAACCTTGGGTAAATCCAAATTTACCAGCAACAGACCCAAGCCTAAAACCAGGTACCCAACAGTCTGATGTATCGAGTAACGGAAGCAACGTAAATTATTATTGGGAAGAATAATGGCAACTGTAAATATTGAACGAACCACAACCACAACTAAAATTTATGACAAATTTTATAATGTAGAACTTGTAGTTAGTACATCCGAATACGATCTTACAGTGTCATTTTTTAAAAAAATGATGACAGACCCTGTACTAGCAGAACAATTTGCTGCTAATATTTTTCAAATTGCCAAAGACACTGGTGTTTCTGTACAGACTTACCTTGAGAATCTCCAAGGTCAAAATGAAATGCAATTAACAATGAGTATGGCCTACTATCTAAATAGTACACGTTCAAATTCAACATTATTAGGTGTTGGACAAGTTATTACACCAGACTATTACGCTGCGAGAAACGTAGCAATCTAAAATGGCTAAACCTAAATTCTCACAAGGAGTTTATGAAGTTCGGAACGCTAACAAGTATGTTGGTAAAGGCAAACCTCGTTATCGTAGTTCGTGGGAACTTTCTTTTATGAACTTTTTAGATAACAACGAACATATAATGCAGTGGGCAAGCGAAAGTATTAGTATTCCGTACAGACATCCTCTAACAGGCAAACAAACAATTTATGTGCCTGATTTTTTAGTAATTTATAGAGATAAAAATGGCAAGCAGCGAGCAGAGTTAGTAGAAATTAAACCGTCTGGACAAAGCATGCTCACCGAAAAACAAAATCCACAACAACGTGCTACAGTAGCAGTTAATTACGCCAAATGGGAAGCTGCACAACATTGGTGTAAGCGTCAAGGAATAACTTTTAGAGTTATTACAGAAAAAGATATGTTTCATCAAGGAAAGAGCCGCTAAATATCTTTATGTCACAAAAACTAGAAGAACTATTTAATCTACCTCCCTCCTCATCTGATGAAGAAGTAGACATTGTTGACGAACCTGAAGAGTCATTTGGTATTCCACAAACCTATGAAGGATATACCAATCTAGAAAAGATTGATGCTGCACTTCCTGCTGTTAAGAATCTTGAAGCATCTGATAAAGAAATGGATCAACTTGCTGAAACAGCAATGAAGACGTACCAAGATCTAGTTGACCTAGGTATGAATGTTGAAGCAAGATTCAGCTCAGAAATCTTTAGTGTAGCAAGTTCGTTGCTTGGGCACGCTATTACTGCTAAAACTGCTAAGATGAACAAGAAACTTAAAATGATTGATTTACAATTAAAGAAGGCAAAACTTGATGCTGATAGAGGCGATAACGAAGGCGGTGCAACAGCAACTGGTCATGTTCTTGATAGAAACGAACTTCTTGACAAACTATTGAATCCAAATAAGAACAACGACGCATAAATATACTTAACTCAGGAGTTAAGTAAATGCGCTCGCTAACAGAATTTTTAACAGAATCTAAAAAGAACTACGAATATCGCGTCAAAATTGCAGGCGACTGTCCTAAAGAACACGTCGATGCACTAAAGAAACTTTTTGCTAAATTTAACATGGTTAGTATGTCTGACATGAAAACTACACCTGTTATGAAATGTCCATATGATTTTCCAGGCTTAGAAAATGAGTCTGTAAACATTTTTGACGTAGTTTTTGAATATCCAGCAAGCACAGGACAACTAGCAGAACTAATGCAAAAATTAGGTATTGCTGAAAATCGCATTGTAATCCTAGATCGTAGATTTAACGACAGCATGGATGCAGAAGTTGCTGCTAAAGAACACGAAGGCGCATTACTAGACGACCAAACACTCCCCGAACAAAACGCAGAACAAAAAGCAGCCGGCGCAGCATATGGTAATAGTTTTCAGAATGTGGTTGCAGATATGGAAAAGCGTGAGTACGAAATTGCAGGCGGCAAAACACCAAAAGCACAAACTACAAACGATCTTCCACAAGGCACAAAAAGTCCAGTAGGAAGTTAATATGAACGATATTTATAAAATTTTAGAAAGCATTCAAACTATAACCGAAGGGCCAGTAGATGATGAATATCAACAAGCAATTAAAAATTGCAAAGGTGATCTAAACTGCATCAAAGCAATAGAAAAACAGCATCCTTATCATAAAGGCGACGATGGGTTCGATGATTGGGATGACGATGATGATTTTGATTATAGTAGGTATAAGCCCGAAGACCCTAATGCTATGCCAACTGGTATTGATCACTTAGATAAAATGATGTTGCATGAGTTTGGGTATAAACCTTGGGTTCCGGCTGCTGGCGTTATTTTAAATGTAGCATTAGGGCCAGGAAGAAACTGGGCTAATACCTATCCAAGATCAGCTCTTCATCCGATGTATATGGTTGCATTAGAAATTGCTGAAAAATGGATTGATACCGCAAATGAAAAAAACGCAGTTAGCGTTAAAGCACAAGATGGAAAATCATATTGGGTTCCTAACACAGCCGAATCAGAAAAACTATTTAAGGTTTTATACAGACTCATGCCACCTGCTAGACGTTATTGGGATGAAGAAGGTTATAATATTTTTGATGACAAAAATATTAATGAAGTTGCTGCTACTGTGTTCAGCGACAGCAAAGGACATCATTTAAAAAATGCCGACGGCGAAGTTGTACAAAGTTTTGATAAAACACCAGAAGGCCTGCGTCAAGCACGTAATGCTCTATATGCAAATTATAATGTATTAAGCATGGAAAAACCTAAGGAAAGTACCATGAACGAATTTGAAGAAAAATTTAACACTGCTCTTAATGAGTCTTTAACAATCACCACAACCGCAGGCACCGACCAGCCTGATAATGTTAGCGTTAACGCCACAGACGAAGATGCACACACATTAGTTGCTATTCTAAAAGCAGCAGGTCTGCCATATAAAGAACAAGAAGCAAAAATTATTGCTGCTACACCGTGCGGCGAGCAAGTTGAAGAAGAATACGCTAATGAACCAGATGAGAAAAACATGAGTGTTGATTATATGGTTAATCAACTATCAGGTGGATTAGGCAAACAGCAAAAAATGTATCGCAAGGAATATCCAGGTGACAATGCTATGGCTGTTAACGAAGAAAACCTAATGCGTGGTCTTTGGGATTTATATAAAAAGGTATAAACATGACTGAAGCAGACATTCTTAAAAGATATCAAGACATCGTCTCCAGAGACTATATGCTAACGGAAAACCCATATAACGTTGTGGAAGGTTATGGTAGCAAACGCGAAGCACAAGCATATCTAGTTAGTGTATACAAAGAAAATGATTACGATATGTCCTATGAAGAATGGCTGGATGATATCCGCAGCGGTGGCTATTCACCTGCGCTAACACGAGCAGTCAATGCGATTGATGCTATCAAAGAAGCCATTGATGAAAAACGCTATCTTGTGAGTGTTGAAATGTACATGTACGCCAAAGACGACGAAGATGTACAAAAACAAGCACAGCGTTTTGCTGATCAACTAAAAGCCAAACACGACAACCAAGCAGTTGTTATGAGCATTTATGAACAACCGTTTGGCACGTTAGGTAATCGTAAATTATTTGATAAAAACGATTAATGAAAACTTTAAAAGATTACATTTATAATGCACAAAAACCACGCATCAACGATAGCGTGGTTATTAGTGTCAACGACGAATATGTAATTGAAAGTAAAATTACTAATCTAACTGATTGTATTACAGTCGTAATGGATCCAGTTACACGAGAAATTGTAAAACACGCAAAAGCAAATTCATTAACGGAAGGTTCTGTTGTTGACTTTGATCGCATCGGTCGTTACAGTGCATGGGGACGTGCATTATTACAAGTACTAAAGTGGTCTAACAACCCTCGTGTAATTGACAAACATACTACAGATAACGATATTGTTCTGATCATCCGTGATGATGTACTAAATCAAATACTAGAAAAAGAAGCACCAGGAATTACTTCTAATCAAATTGCTATGTATGCAAAAGCAATTCCAGAATTAGATTATCAGTGGGCACCAAAAAGTAAACAACACGTCATTACAATGCCGCGTGATTTAAAATTAGCCGCATTATCAAAACCAGAAAAAACAACCGAAAGTGAATTAACATTTGAAAACAATACATGGCATTTAAATTACTGGACCAGTAAACCAGTTAGTAAAATTGTATCTGAAATGAAACAACAAGCGAAAGAGATGATTTCTGAAACAAAAACAGGTAAAATGCCATTAAACTATTGGGAAGCAAATCCAGGTTCTGTATACACCGCAGACAAGTATTATGATATGTATCGTGCTAGCATGCTAATGGGTCGCTTATCCAATAAACATTCAAGCGAAGATTTTAGCGATATTGATGCGTATAGTTGGATTAACAATGCTCCTATGCTAGTAACATATACCCCTGAAGAACTTGAAATGGCAAAAGCAGCATTTAAGTTTATGGGAATTCCAATGAAGACTCATGTACCAATGGGTAGCGATGAGCCTGGTGCGGTCAATAAAGTTTCACCATTTAAACCATTTAAAGGTTACAAAGGCGCCCAACGCTGTTCTAAGTAAATGTTAATCTCAGAAGTGTTTCCTCCTCTGGGTAAAAGCGTAAAGTATAACTTTTACGATATCTTTGCCTTTGTGCGAATAGCGGATTCTGGAAAATTAAAAATATCACTACGCAGAGATAGACCAGCAGAAGTTAAAAAGTCTGGTGTCTATGTTTGGCATCATCCAGACTGGGGATATTTTTATGTAGGTATTGCCGCTGCCGACAACTTTACAGAACGCTGGAATAAACATATTCAAAAACTATTAGATAATTGTTCATCTGCTAAACAAATGAAAAATTGGAAAGCGTTTGCTGATCGTTTTAAAGCAGCAGGATATGGACTAGACGATTTCAAAGACATTACATTGCGTTTCTTTCCGGTAGCAAGTCGTACAGAATTTCCTGGCGAAGAAGCAGAGTTTAAAAAGTATTTGTCTGACATCGAAACACGTATTGTTGGTATCATTAACCCCGCATGTAATAAAGAATATAACCCAGCTCGCCCTAGTTCTACACGCTATCCAGAACCACGCAATAAGTAATTACATGAGTAAAACTTATTGTGCCGCTCCTTGGCACGGGCTTCATATTAATCCAAATGGAAATGTAAAAACATGCTGTGCTGGAGATCCTAATATACTAGGAGATCTAAATACACAAAGCATTAAAGATATTCTGTTTGGCGAAAAAGTTCAGGAAATACGTGCTACTCTTAAACAAGGGCATATGCATGAGCAGTATTGTTATAACTGTATTCAAGCAGAACGTTATGGTCGTAGTGAAAGACATTGGCACAACGATGTCAGCGAAGACTTTGATAGCACACAGGCAGATTTAGATTATCATCGACCAGTATTAGTTGACGTCCGCTGGAACATCACCTGTAATCAAAGTTGTAATTATTGCGGCGATAAATGTAGTTCAAAGTGGGCAGCACTGAACGGAATTCCTTTTAAATCACAAGTACGTCCGTATTATCAACAAGTACACGAATATTTAGAACAGTATCAAAATTGGATGAGAGAAGTGGCATTAGTGGGTGGAGAACCGCTGTTACTTCCAGAGAACGAACGCTTACTTGATATCGTTCCAGATGGAGTTACTGTAACAGTAATCACAAACTTTAGCATGGACTTGTCCAAGAACAAAATATTTGAAAAGTTAGCAAATCGTAATAAAGTGGGTTGGAGTTTGAGTTTTGATAATATAGGCGATCGTTATGAATATGTTAGGTATGGCGGAGAGTTTGCGCAACTAGAACACAATATAGAGTTACTCAACCCATTGTTTAATCAAGGACACTGGGGCGGAATACATGCTGTGTATAATCTGTATAATTGTACACACCTAAATGACTTTACAGATTGGGCTCGCAAACACAACTTATCTATTCAATGGCAGAGTTTGTATCAACCAGAGTGTCTTGATCCGTTAAAACACAAAAAAGAAGTAAGAAACTTAGCACGAGAAGAAATCAAACGGTTATTAAAAAGAACAGATTTAACCAATAGCGAACGCGGTTTCTTTGAAACAGCACTAAATAATTTTAACAGTGCTGAAGAACAAGACGAGTCAGCAAAGCTCGCACAGCACATAAACGATATAGAAACACTATATCATCCCAATAAAGCAGGCCAATTTCATAAGTTATGGCCTGAACTGGCTTGTGCCTTAGGACCTTTATAGGCACGGCTTACGGCAAAATCCGTAGGCGTCTGGTGCTAGCTACCCAGAAGCAACTCTCGCTACCATTGCTTTTAAAGTGAGAAGCCCGTGAAA